GTGCCTGTTATAGGGTCTGTTGTACTTGCTAAATCTATTCTTACGCCTGCTGTATTTTCGGTTGCATCAAATTCGGCTGGCTGCCCTGCGTTTTCTACGTAAACAGTTCTTATATCAACGTCTATCGGCTCTGTTGATAACGCTTGTATATATATAGTTGTTAATAAAAGTTGATAGCTTAATAGTTCGTTAGCTTGTGGGTTTGCCGATGGTGTGCCCTCTGAAATATCTATTGTTCCCGTGTCATCTATATAAATAAGGTCTATTCTATCAAAAGTAGCATCAGAATCACTTGCAGTTACACTTGTACCATCATCAGGTGAAAAAGGCTCACCATTTACAATAACAGATAAATTAACACTCTCATAAGTGAATCCTGAGCCTGTCCATTGCATGCCACCGCTTAAAATCTGCTTATCGGATGTGTTCGCTATTCCTTTTTTAAAATCTCTTTTTTCTATTCCATAAGAAACACCATCTCTAACAATGTAAACTAAATCCTTATCACCGTTATCTGTGATTTTATTTAAATTTGATAGTTTAGTACTTGCCATTATTCCTCTATTTCAATTAATTTATTATCTTGTGTTAATAAGTAACCGCTATCTTCTAAAGCTAACCAGTTGTTAGGGGCTATTGTAAATCCAGCATCTTCTAAATTGTTTATAAATAAAGCAGGCTTTTCTTCTTTACCGTTTAAAGTAAATCTATACCCTCTAAATTCATTTCTAGCTGCTCCCGTTGTTACTTCTAACTTTTCAACTTCTAAGCCTTTATAAGCGCCTAATAAACGGTAAATACCATTTCTATCTCTTATTATACAGCGTATATCTTTTTTTAAAAAGGTTTCAAATTCATCGTATAATTCAATACCTGTAAATTCTAAAGATATTGATTGTTCGTAATACTTTCCTCCCTCATCTTCATTACCTTTGTCATCAAATATAGGCTCATTAGTAGTTTCATATTGATAAATAGTAGTATCAGGAAAAGATGTTAAAACTAAATCAGTAGTTATAATTTGACTTCTACCATATTTATAATATGAAAAAAGATAGACATTATTTACACCTCCTATGCTATCTTTACACGATCTGCTTCTGCCTTGTGTTATATTTACCATAAGTCACCCTCATCTAAACCTATACGACCTCCAAAGTACCAACCTGCTGTAACTTTTATATTTCTAGCGTTTACATCGTCTTGGCTTTTCTTGTATTCGGTTAATGGGTTTTTACAAATCCACTTTTCAAACCTTTTAATATACATTTGAGCCATCCCAAAATATTCTTGCGCTAATTGTTGCGCCTCATCTCTATCAACTATTTCTGCGTTATCTGGAGCATGTTTATAAAGCCCTGCGTTATCTAAAGCGTAACTACTTATTGTAATATATTTACCTACTGCATGGTTTTTAGTTATAGGTTTTACATACTCATTCATCAACGTTAAATAATCACCGCTAAGAGTTGCATAATTATCAATTAAATAATCATATAACTCACTACCTAAAAGCGGTTCAATAGCTGTTATTTGAGCGTTTAAAATACAGAATTGGTATTTATCTATATCAACATTACCCCCTAATATAGTTGTTCTTGTCGCTTCTTCTGGTTGTATAAATAATAACTCTGCCATAACTAATTAACTTTCCAAAAATTATTACTAGGACTTGCTATTTGTGCTACTTCTTTTGGGTTTTCTTCCCACTTTGCGTTTTTTCGCTCGCTTGGGTCTAACTGCAAAATCATTCTCCTAGCTTCGTTTACACTTATATTTTTAAATCCCTTTTTCATGTAAATTTGACGTTGCCAAAAATGCTTACAGTTTACACCACCTTTGTATAAAAATAAATTATACTCATCAGTTCCGTTAGGACCCATATTAGGAGTGCTTTTTTGTTCTTTATCCAAATCTTCTGCCCTATACACTTTATTAGCAGCCATTAATTTAGCACAAAACTCTCTTTCAGGGTTTGGATTACCTGCATACTTATAACGTATCTTAAATATACTTGTATCTTGCTCGCTTTCGGTTCTACGTGGTTTATCAAAATCAGGTGTTCTAACTGCTAATTGAATAACCGCATTAAGCATATTTTCACTTAGTTTTGTGTCAACAGCCTCAACTTCATCTATTAATTCCCATTCATCACTAACATCTTCACCTAATGCAATTAATTTATCTACTATTTCATCAGGGGTATTATCATTTAAACAAACATGAGATGATAATTGTGTAGTTTCTTGTATTGCTGTGTTTTCTGTTAAAGGTTTAAAGTATAAATCTAAGTTAATATCATAAGCCTCTAATATATCATTAATAGCCTCTATAATATCATTCTGTTTAGATGAAATTACACGCCTCATTAATTGCTCCTCTGCCATATCCATCTCATCGGCTGTATTACTAAATCCACTTGATGAAATAATACCTACAATAGCAGGACTTGTAACTCTATGACCTGTTAAAATCTTTTGTGTGGTTTCTTCTGTTAGAAAATCCCATTGTTTATGCATTTGATCGTTAACAGGAAAAGGTATTACAGTTATTTCCGCATCTCTACCGTTAAAAGATAACACAAAGTTTAAAGCATTTGGCGAGCCTGTTAATTTAGCTTTTATCTGTCTTTCAAACTCATTCTTTTCTTCATCAGTAAGCGTATTACCATCAGGAACATTAATTATGTAACCTGCGCTTAAACCTTGCTTAATAGATTTTAAGTAAAAGTTTGCTAACTCTGTTTCTATTTCGCAATACGGTAAAATAGAGATATAATCAGGGTCTGAGAAGTATTTATTCCCTGCTCTATACGGTTTTAGTCCGTAAATCTCTATACTATCATTAGAATAACCGAAAGATGAATATTCCTCTGGTGGATTTTGCATTACTTTAGCCCAATTCTCACAATACCAGAAGCTCTCTATTTCGTTATCATCATTAGCCACAGATGGGGCTACGTTTTGTTTTGGTAAGTGTGCTATTTCGCTTAATTGACCTCCTTTTTTTTTGATTACCTGTATAGCACACTCGCCAAATAAAACATAATCAAATATAATTTTCTTTAATTCAGCAGGTCTTAGTATAGTTGCTAACTTTACAAAACCTGTAAAATTCTGTGTATTTCTATATGATAACCCTTTTCCGTAAATTAAGCTTACAAAAGAGTTAATTATCGATGCGTTTGTAGGACTACCATTATATTGGTCTATAATATAATCGTAAAAACTATTATTTTTACCATTTAAAACCCATTTTTTAGACTTACTTTCCTCTATTTTTGGTCTTACATAGCTGTTTAATTGAAATAATCTTACATCATTACTCATAATAGTATAGTCCTGTTGTTTGTTTGTACTCGTTTGGCTCTGCATCTGTTATAAAAAGTTTCCCCCTATACACTACTTCTTCACTTTCTTTTATTAATATTTGGTATTTATAACCGTTTGTAAAGTCATAATCGAAAGTAATAGTTAAAAACCCGTTATTTATAGCGTATGTATTTGTTATTTCAGCTGTAAATTCCTGTGAACTTTCATCAAATAAGGTAAATGTTAACGCACCAGATGGATAATAACGAGGTATTAAAACAATCTCATGTGTCGCATCCGTTGGTGGTAATATCTTCATATAATTATAACGTAATTAATAGTTTTTTGTTATAGTAAAATAAAAACCCTGCTATAAAAACAGGGTTTAAACAAATATGAAAAAAGCAAATGGAAAAAATATTAAGCAATTAACGCCTCAAAAGCTGTTATAGTAGCTGAATCTAGTTTAGGTGATAAATCTTGTTCTATTGCAGTTCCTACTATTGTAAAACCGTTTAAATCAGTCTTAGCCCCTCCCGTAGTTCCTGAGATATTAAAATCTATTCCATCAGTAACACCTACTGCATGATAAACACCGTTTCTATCTTTTACAACCGCCTGCGGATAACCTTTTGCTAAAGCGTTAAACTCGGCTGCGGTTGTAGCATCCATTTTATTGAATACTGCTGTTACTGTTTGTGTGTTAGTTACTGTTTGTGTGTTTCTGTCAGATACAACTTCTTCTGTAAATGGGTTTCCATCACCTACTAAATCAAATTCATAAACAGTAGTTAAGGCTGCGTTTATAGCGGTTGCCTCTCCTGCTGTAATTGTAAAAGGGTCTTCTACATAGTTAAATAAAAATAGTTTAGAATTACCACCTATACTATCCTTACACCCTCTAGCACGCCCTTGTGAAATATCGCAAGCCATAAATTTATATGTTTTTAAAAAGGGTGAAATTAATCACCCTTTATATTAATTAATCTCTTATGCTGGTGTAGTAGTAGATAAATACCAAACAATATCCTCTGAATTGTAGTAACCAACCCCGCCATTGTAAACTATTTTACCTCTAACCTGTCCAGTTAATAAACCGATTTCATCTTCATCTACTAATGTAATTTCATTAAAATCAGCATTTAAACCAGTTGCAAAAACTACATTTTTCTTTTCAAAAACAGCTATTGTGTTATCAGGTAACCCGTTAACCTCGGTAAGCATATATTTACCGAATTTAGCTTGTTTATCGTCTGCTGTTCCGTTCCATGCAATACCCTTAGATATTAAATAGAATGTATAAGCTTGAAAAACATCAGGAGAAACAACTACTTTTAAATCTTTACGTCTTAAAGCTACAGGAATAGCTGCTAAAACTTTTTTAAGCTCAGATTCAACGTTAGCTTCTGTAATTGCAGCGCCTATCGGAGTAATTCCGTTATTAGCTTTGATAACATTTGCATCAGCAGCCCATTGAACAATTAAACCATCTCCGATTTCTCCTGCTGTAGCATTAACACCTGACCAAATTTCTTCATCAATCTTTGCTGCTTGTGAAGATAAAACTTCAACTTGCATAGCTTCCATAATATCAGATGGTGCATTAGGATTAGATGCAGAAGCTCCTATCGCGTCTTCACTCCATGTTTGTCTAAAATCCTCTTTACAAATTTGAAAAGGATTCATTACTTTTTTAGGCTCAATTACTTTTTCACTTAAAGTAACAGCTCCTTGTGGAGTAAATCCGCAAGTATAATCTACAGTACCATCAGTGTACTGAATCTTTCTTAAATTGTACTTATAATTAACGTTAGTTGCCTCTGTAAGCAAACCTAGTCTTAAAGTATCAGCCTCTTTAAAAGCTGCTCCTATAATCTCACCAGCTACTTTACCAGCATAGTTCGAATTTACTGTTGTTGTTGTTGCCATGTTTTATTTATTTCTTAATTTTTGTAATAATCTACCTTGTTTATTTAATTCAATCGTTTGCTGTGGTGTAGCATTGATTTTCTTTGATGCAGGTTGTTCGCTTAACTGCATTAAACTATCTTTTAAGTCATTTAACGCATTAGAAAACTCTAAGTTTTTCTTTTCCTGTTCCTCATTGTATTTAATCATGATTGACTTAATACTTTCAGTAACTTGGTTAACGATGTCGTTAGGCGTTGGCGTTGCAGGTGCTTCTTCTGTCATAGCAGCAGGCGCTTCTTCTTGCACTGGCTCTGAAACAGATGCTACAATACCATCTTCCTCAATAACTAAAACTTTACCACCCTCTAAAGGATATTCTCCCACAGGTACAGCGACTTTAGTTCCATCTTCTGCCATCACATAAACAGCAGCACCCGAAACTAATTCTTCACCATCAAATTCAAAAGTAATATCACCGTTAGCCGATGCAATACTTCCCATTTCTATTTTAACTTCCTCTGGCTTTTCGTCTTTATTAAGATTTAAAGCGGTGAGAATGTCATTTTTGAAACCGTTTAAGGCTTCTGTAAATTCACTCATGTTTATATCAGATTTTAAATTAACCTCTTTTAGTGATAGCATAGCATCAATA